TGACGGGCAACGAGCGCCTGTATGCAGAGCAGGGCATCCGTTCGACCTTCGGTCAGTACGCCAACCGTCCGAGCCTGCTCGGATACCCCGTCATGTTCTCGGCTAAAGTCGATGCTGACGGTACGGGTGACAACAAGCCGATCTTCTTCGGTGACTGGTCGCAGATGGGCTACTACATGGCTCCGACCATGAAAGTCCTCCGTGATCCCTACGGAGACGCTGCAACTGGACAGGTGAACTTGTTCTACTCATACCGTGTAGACTACGAGATCCTTCAGCCGGAGGCTATCGTATACGCTCGCGTATCTAACACCTAATAGGTGGGTGAGCCGGGTGGTGTAAAGGCGCACACCTTTTCCTCTCTCGGGGTGGAGCGGGTTCGATTCCCGCCCCGGCTCCTACATTTTAACAACCATCTGCTATGTCGCTTACCGTTACATCTGCACCCTCTGTTGAGCCAGTAAGCACAGCAGAAGCAAAGGAATGGCTCCGCATCGATTCATCCGATACGAGTCAAGACGCGATCCTGACGATCCTTATCAAGGCGGCTCGTGTCCGTGTTGAGGAATATCTGAGGCGCTCCCTCATCACCCGCACCTATTCGTGGGAGATGAACGGAGACGATATGCGGGACCGGATTGAGATACCCAGACCTCCGGTGCAGTCGGTCACATCGCTGACCATATACGACGAGGACAGCGCAGGCGTGGAGACATCCTACACCGAAGCCGCCGAGAACTGGCAACTGGTCGAGGCATCCTACTTAAAACACCGGAACGATGGTTGGGAAGTTAACCGCATGGACCGCGCAGGTACGTTGGTATACGTTGCCGGATATGGTGATGCATCTGCCGATATTCCTGCTGACATCCTGATTGCTACGCTGAAACTGCTCGCCCTCTGGTACGAGCGCAGAGGCGATGAAAACCGCGACAACGTAGAGGAGCGGGAGATCAGGATTCTTGGCGAGATCGCCCACCACAGGACAATCGGATTCTGATGATTGGAGAAATGCGTCATAGGGTAGCGGTGCAGGCAAGCACTCCGCAGAACAACCTCGGTGTCATCACGGACTCCTGGGCAACCATTGAGACCGTGTACGCCTCTGTGCGGACGCTGACGGGACGCGAAGCCGAGGACGCGAGCAAACCCGAGGGCATCTACACGCACGAGTTTGTAATGCGTTACAGGGACGATCTCGGGACCGCCGATACACAGATGCTCAACAAGTACCGTCTTGTCTTTCGCAGCGAGAACTACGATGTGCGCTCGGTCGATAATGTAGACTACCGCGACAAGTTCATGATCGTCAAGACGGAGCGACAGTCCTAAATGGTAAAGGTAGAAGTACAAGGACTCGACAAGGCGCTGAAGGACATCGCAAAGTACAGCGAGCAAGCCGCCGACCGTATCGTGCAGGAGATCAACACGACCAAGCAGTTGGTCCGTAACGATGCCATTAAGAACGCTCCGGTCAACAAGCAGAGCGGTAGCGGTATGGGTGCGCGTGGCGGTTCGCTTCGCCGCATGATTGTTGCCGAGCCGACCCGCAACTACGAAGCCTATGTTGTAAGCAAGGCGCACTATTCTGAGTTCGTCGAGTTCGGCACAGGTATCTACGGGGAGAACCCAAAAGGAGGACACCGCACAACGCCGTGGGTCTACTATAACGAGGCAACGGAATCTTTCGTTATAACCCGAGGCAACAAGGCACAGCCATTCATGCACCCGGCGGCAGAGTCTAACCGCGCAGACCATCGTCGCAGAATGATTGCAGCACTTAAACTGAAATGAAAGACCCACGCAAAGCAGTACAGGATGAGATCTGGACCCTGTTAAATGCAGCAGGTGTCACGGCATACGTCAACCCACCCGAGGGTCTCACGCCGCCGTACACGGTCTTTGGTGACGCGACCTTCATACCGGGACCGCTCACGACCAAGACAACCGAAGGGGCGGAGGTCACGCACACTTGCATATCGTGGGCAACAGACCCTAACACGGCGCAGGCTAACGCATCAACTGGACTTGCCGCTCTGACCGACCGTGACGTTGTGTATACGGTGACTGGCTACGAGGTGTCGGATGTATACCCAGACTTCGGCGGTCCTATTCTGCGCGATGATATGAGAGCCAACGAGGTTTACTGGGGAGTCCCGTATCGGGTGCGCTTCATCCTCACACAGACTGCATGACCCTCGGGATACTGACAACGCTATGGAAACGCCACGCTATCGCTCGCATTGTTCTGGAGCATTATGCCCACTTGGACCTATCGCCTGCCCACTCTGTCCGTTTAGCGGTCGGTAGCGAAGGCGATGTAAGCAGGAGCCTCGCAGAGCAGGCGGGATGGGAATACCTCGAACAAGACAACCTCCCGCTGTCCGACAAGTGGAACGCAGGCATGGCGGCGCTAAGGGGTAAGGTGGATGCAGTCCTGATCGTAGGCTCCGATGACATAATGACTGCCAACGCCATACGCTTGTCCCTGTCACACATTGACCTCGGCGCAGATGTGGTCGGACTCAAGGACCTCTACTATTACGACACCCGTAACAGACAGGCGTACTACGGGGAGCGTCACAATCCTGGCGCGGGAATGATCGCCACCTCTGATGTACTTGACCGGGTAAATTGGCAGCCGTGGGATTTAGGGCTGAACAGATACCTCGACAAATCGTTTACCAACCGTATGCAAACAAAGGCATACCCATGCAAGTTCAAGTATATACAAAACTGCCGCGAGCAAGCCGCCGACTTGGTGGACATAAAGACCGACACAAATATGTGGAGCGTTGAGCAACTGGCAGAGGCAACGGGTCGGGTTTATTCCGTAGACTCGTCTGTTTTCGAAAACACGTTTCCCGACCTACGGGATAAACTAAACCAACAGGACAATGGCTAAAAACAAATCCGCTCGGGATTACTGGCTGTACGTTGCGACATCCGCACCGACAGCAGCAGACGAAGCCAATGATGCCAACTACTCGCTCGTAGGTCTGGCAACTGAGCATTCTCTGTCGCGCTCCCGAGGCGCAATCGACGTATCAACGAAAGATAACGGGGATGATTCCGCGTTTATCGCAGGACGGCGCAACCAGACGGTTTCCATGTCCGGTATCTTTGACCACACCGAAGATGCGGGATACACAAAACTGTCTGACGCATACGAGGCTGCAAACGGTACGGTATACTTTCTGCTTACCTCTACCAACTCCGGTGACACGGAATGGTACGGTAGTGGCGTGATTACCGATCTGTCGCTTACATTTAGCGATGAATCGCCTTCGACGTTCTCGACAACCATTCAGGCATCTGGAACGGTTACGGAGGCTACCGGCACCACCAGTTAACCTGAACAACGATGAAAGACAACCATCCTGAAGCCGTAACCATTGAAGTCGGCGAAAAAGAGTACACGCTAAAACTCGGACCCGCTGCCTTCAGGATTGCAGAGATCAAGCACAACCTGACCTTCACCTTTGAGCAGATGGCAAGTCCAAGCCTTGCAGACCTCGCACGTATCGCTTACGTGGGCTGCTTGGTAGACGCTCCAACTCTCAAGGAGGACAAGTTCATGATCGCCATGGCTAACTCCGACGAAGGCGCGGTACTCGCTGCCGTTGGTAAAGCCCTGCGCAGGATGACGGATGGACTGTCTGGCATCGGCGAAACTGATGAGGGAAAGGGGTAGCCGGGGGCAACAAACCCTCGGCACCCTTTCCTGATTTAGTAGCCATTGACAAGATGTGCGCCGCTTATCTCGGCATGACACCATCGCAGGTCGATGAGTGTTCACTACGGGATATTAACGTGATGCTTGCAGGCGTTAGGGAGCGCATCGAACAGGATCAAGAATTGGAGTGGCAGCGCACCTTTGTCATAGCGCAGCAACTCGAAAACCTGATGCTGTTCAGGGCGGGCAAACGGCAGAAGCCTCTCGATGCCATGTACCGCCAACTGAAGAAACAGGAAACGCCTGTCATGCGGATGGCTGAATATCAGCAACTCCGACAACGGGCAAAAGCAATACTGGAAGATGGCTACGGTAGCAACTCTTGATGTAAGGATCGGCGCGGACATACAGTCCTTTCAATCGGGAATGGCAAAGGTTGAGGGTCAACTAAAACAGGTTGGCTCTAATCTTCGCAACGTAGGGCGCACCTTATCTACTGCTATCACACTTCCACTACTCGGCATCGGTGGCGCTGCGGTAAAAGCGGCTTCTGATGTTGAGGAAATGCAAGCCAAGTTCGACACCGTATTCAAGACGGTGGGCAGAGAGGTGACAAAGGAGTTGGACGCCTTTGCGCGAGCCTCTGGCAGAAGCAGTTACCAGTTGCGCGGTATGGCAGCAACTATGGGTGACCTGTTCAAGCCGATGGGTTACACCGAGGAGCAAGCCGGGGAACTGTCAATACAGGTTGCCAAACTTGCGGTGGACCTCGGCTCGTTTAACAATATGCCGATGGACGAGGCCCTGGCGAGGCTGCGGGGTACGCTTGTCGGTTCGCATGAGAACGCACTCGCCTTTGCCGTAACGATCAACGAGGCATCGCTCAAGCAGGAGTTGATGCGAATGGGCGCAGACAAACTTAGAGGCGCACAACTCAACCAAGCGAAGGTGCAAGCGCGGTTAAACCTGCTTATGGCAGGCACAACTGACGCACAAGGCGATGCCATCCGAACGTCTGGCTCCTTTGCAAATCAGTTTATTCGGCTTAAAAATGCCACGCAAGACCTCGGCGTTCAGATGGGAGAAATACTACTTCCCTATGCAACGTCATTGGTGCAACGATTGCAGTCGATGGTTGACATCGTCAGCAACCTATCTCCCGGCGCACAAAGGCTTGGCATAGCAATCGCAGGAATAGCGGCGGCGGCAGGACCGTTGGTGTTCACGCTTGGCGGCATGGCTTCGGGATTCTCTGCTATTATGCGAGCCGTTACGCTTACAATGGGAATGTTTAATCCCTACGTGGCGGGTATCGCTGCTATTTCTGCAATTCTGATTGGTCTGTACAGAAACGCTGATGCTGTTAAGGCATCATTGACCAACCTTTATACGGAGATCAATGATCGTATTGCGCCGGTAGTTGAAATATTAAAAGGTGCAGTTCAGGCTCTTTTTACTAAGGTTGGCGAGTGGGTGGAGTCGGTAGTTGATATTGGGGCGGCAATCTTTGGCACTATTGCTACATGGTGGGATGAGAACGGTGATGTGGTAAGCCTAAAACTCGCAAACGTTTTTACGGCTATTGGCACGTTCCTCTCAAGTGCTATGGAACTGCTTGGGACTATTATCAGCAAGACATTAGATGGGATCAAGTTTGTCTGGGCAAGATGGGGCGATGACATAGTGTCTGCTATGGGCTTCATTGTTAGAACTATCCTGACCATTGCACAGGTGGGATTTACCAACTTAGACCTTCTTGTAAAGGCGGTAATCGCCGTAATGAATAAGGATTTTATAGGTGCAGGTGGTTATATAAAAGACGGCTTTCAAGCCGCTCTCGTAGGTGTTGATGACATTGTAGCAGACTTCAAGACCTCGTTCTTAAACAAAGCAACCACAAGCGCCGACGACTTCTTGGCAAAGTTTGACATCAAGGGGTTTGAGAGTATTATCGAAATTGCCTTAGAATCCTCAACGACAGACATAGAGGAGTTTAGAAAGAGCGTTCTTGGCATTGGTGGTTTGTTGGTTGGAGAAGAAAAACTGGACGAAATGTTTGGCTCGCAGGAGTTTGCGAGCATTATCCAGAGTGCGCTCGACTCAAGCGAAACGACGATCAGCGGCTTCAAAACAGAAGCGCTGCTACAAATCCGGGCAGGCGGCGAGGAGTTAGACAAAAACTTTGGCGCAGGAGACTTTGAGTTGTTAATGAAAGGCATCTTTGATGCTGCTCCTGATCTTGTTAAAGACTTTAAGGATGACGCTCTTGGGTTTCTTAATCAGTTCAAGACCGGCGCTAATGACGCGCTTGTTGATGATGAGGATTCAGTTACAAAGGCTTCAGAAAAGGTAGCAGAGGGTCTTGAAAAAGTCGGCTTGCTGTCAAGAGAGATGGACCTGAGCCTACCGTACAAAACCGCACCGCAACTGGTCAGCGACTTTGCTCTTAATCTGCAAAACCTGCAAGGTAATCTTGAACTGGTAGGGGGCGAGGCAGACGAGTTGGCTCGCAAGTTTGATACAGTATTCAAGGCTATTGATAGGCTTGGCATCGATAAAGAGTCAAAGGTATATCGCGCGTTTAGTTGGCTGTCTGTTGCATCCGCTGACCTTACTCTATTCACGGACGGGTTTAACAACCTGATTGATTTGTTTAAGCCGTCAACTTACAAGGACTTTATAGACGGTTTGAAGGGTGGTTTTAAGTCGTTAGGAAACTTGTCAATGCAACTCGGAGACAAGATATTTAGCATATTTTCAGACAAGGAGAATGGCTTCTCTGACTTCATCGGCAAACTCAGCAACTCTGACGGTCTTGTTGGTAAGATTGCAGGCGGTCTTGGTAAGTGGTTGCCGGGTATCGGTGCAGCAACATTGGCGCTTAAGGCGTTTGGTATTGATGCGAGCGATGTTTTAAAGGGTGTTAAAAACGTCATCAAGGGAATCGGTGACGGTATCAAGAACATCTTTGGCAGGGCGAGCAAGGAGAAGAAAAAAGCCGCCCGTCTGGACAGGTTTGTGTCAGACGTTGCCGCTCTTGGTGTTGACCTTAGCAACTTGTCGAGCGTAGACAAGAAGGCAATACAGGCGCTGATGACACCAATCCTGACCTCTGGTATTGCTACCACAGAGGAGTTATTGGCTGTTCTCGGGTTAGATGCGTCAGACCTTATGCGGACTGTTACTGATGCTTTTGAAGGCATACAGAGATTCGCGGCGGGCATGAATGTGGCAGATGCCGGGTCAGGGTTCCACTCTGCAATCGTAGGTTTACTTAACAACTTCGCAGAGGATATTGCTGCTGAGTTCGGCATGACTACGCTGCAAGCAGAGATGCAGATGTTTGAGTTCTTTGGCGTATCTGACCGCATCCAAGAAA